AGATGGCAACCACAAGGCCAAACTTCTGATGGCGACAGCGCGGCGCTTGATAGCGCCGCTCTACGCTTACGGTGACGGAGCGGTAAAACTACCGTACGCCATAACTGTACTGCGTGAGGAGATCGATTATGGCTGAATCACTTCCCTCAATTAGCCTGTCAGAACCGATACGGAAGCAAAGTGAGTAGCCATTCCCTACTCCCGCCGTCCGACGCCGAGCGCTGGGCACGCTGTCCTGGCGCCATCCACCTGTCGCGCGGCGTGCCAGATGTCGATGCCGAGTACAACGCTAGCGGTACTTGCTCGCACTGGCTCGGTGCTTGGGCGCTGGACAACCCGACGCTGAAGCTCGACGCGTGGCTCGGAAAGGAAATGGAGTTCGGCACCTTCAAATTTGTGATTGACCAGGAGCGCATCGACCGCGTTCAGCTCTACGTCGACCGTATCCGCGCTGAGCCCGGCCAGATGTGGGTCGAGAAGACCCTCAACACAACCCCCGTGCTTGGAGTGCCCGGCCAGGAAGGTCACGCCGATGTCGTGAAGCTGAATTTACAGGCCGCAAGCGACATCGACGGCCAGCTGTACCACGGCGTGGTCAGTGTGCATGACTTCAAAGACGGCTATATCCTTGTGCATGCGAAGAACAATCTGCAAGGGCTCGTCTATGGCGCCGCCGCGCTGTTCGAACTGGACTTGGCGGCGCCGATCAATGCGGTGCGCTTCTGCATTCACCAGCCGAAGATGAATCACTACGACGAGTGGACCTATTCGCGCGCCGAGATCGAGCATTTCTGTTCGATCATCCGGCCAGCTGCGAAGCTCGCGTACGACATATACACTGGCACCGTGGAATTCGATGCGCGCATCCACCTGAACGCGGGCGAGGAGCAGTGCTTCTGGTGCCCGGTTCGTGGCAAGTGCCCGGCGCGTGCCAAGCGCATCGCTGATATGTTCACGGCGATGATCGGCAAACACGAGATCGACGACTCAACGCTGGAGAATATGTATCTGCGCCTGGACGAAGTCGAGCAAGCGTGCCGCGACTTCCGTGGCGAGATGCTGAAACGTGCGCTCAACGGCGCGCAGTTCAAGACCCAGAAGCTCGTCAAAGGCAAGCGCGGCGCCCGCTACTGGCGCGACGAGAAAAAAGCCGAGTCGATCATAACGTTCGTGCTGCCGGAAGACAAGGCGTTCAAGCCGCGCGAGATCATCTCGCCGACCGAGGCCGAGCGTTTACTGAAGAAGGAAGGCTACGAGCCGCTTAAGCAGCTCGTCGGCCAAGCCGAGGGTGGTTATTCATTGGCGCCGCTGAACGACAAGCGCGACGCTGTCGTAGTTCAACAATTCCCAATCGTGGAGACTCAATCGTGAAAGCTGGAAGACTTCCCAAAGTGTCGACGGTGATGAAACGCGCTCTTAAACTGGTGACGCAAGGCTGGACGCAGCACGCCGATGAAGCTGAAACTAATGGCAGAACCTCCTACTGCGCCCAAGGAGCCATTCGCATGGCCGCGACCGGTAATCCTCACTCACGCGTACGCGAACTGAAAGCAGCGGGAGAAACTAAGCTCGCCAAGCTACTGACGGATTCGCTGCGGACCTTCGGACTCTCAATCAGCAAGAAATGCGTGATTGTTTGGAACGATAGCCGCAAGACGCAGTCACAGGTGCTTGCCGCATTCCGGCGAGCCCACGCCCGAGCGCTCAACGCCGAGCGCACTAACAATGGCTAAACTTAATTCCCGCTGGGGGAGACCGTCCACGCGCTATTCCACTGAGCGCAAGGTCGAGCGAACTAGATTTTTGCGTAATGCCGAAGGTGTACGACGCAAGAAACAAGACTCGCCGAATGAAGTGGAGTTCTGCGCCGAGTCGCGGGAAGGTTTCGGATGGAAAAACGGTGCCCGCGTCAGACGCAAATAATTGACGACTGAAGATCTAACCTGGAGAAATTGCAAATGACCGAAGCTGTAAACAATCAAATCATCCTCAACGATGTCCGACTCGCGCGCTTATCGCTCACGAAGCCGTACATCGGGAAAGATGCGCCAATCGATCCGGCGACGGGCAAGCCGCAGGGTAAGTACCACGCGGACCTGATCATTGACCTGATGCATCCCCAGCTTGAAGCGTTCAAGACGCTGATGCGAGAGGCTGTGGTGCGGAAGTTCAAGGACGATGCCCCCGCCGCGCTCGAACTGATCCGCGCCCAGGACAAGCTATGCTTGCATCGGGGCGACGTCACGCGTGCTGGGAAAGCTGAGTACGCGGGTAAGCTCTACATCAGTGCGAACAATGATGACCAGCCGACAATCGTCGTAACTGAGAATGGCGTAAACGTCGCCAATCGCGGTACGCCGACAGTGCTGACGCCGTCACACGACTCGTATCCGTACGCGGGAAGCTACGCAAACGTGCAGCTGAGCGTGTTCGCATACAGCCATCCGAAAGGCGGTAAAGGGGTCTCCGCGCAGTTAATGGGGGTCCAGTTTCTGCGCCACGGACAGCGCCTGATGGGGTCTGCGGTATCTTCTGCCAGTGAATTTGCACCTGTAAAGGGTGCGAGCGCTGACAGTGCGCCGCCGACAGCTACACCGACTGGTGGAGCAGGGTTGATCTAACGCATCGTTCTACAACTTGCCAGGGGCTTCGGCCCCTGGCGTTTTTAAAAAGCCGAACACATGCCCTACAAAGACCCTGAAAAAGCTAAGGCATCTAATGCTGCGTGGTTTCGTAAGAATAGCGATAAAGCGAAAGCGTACAGCACCGCGTGGCGCGCTAAAAACCCTGAGAAGGTAAAAAACGGAAAACGCAAGCGTAGAGGTTACCCTGCGCCGACGCGTCCAGAACCGAAGTTTTGCGAAATAGGTGGCGCGGCCCACGCACAGAAAAAGGCGCTCTGCTTAGAACATGACCACGTAACCGGAAAGTTTCGTGGTTGGGTATGCCACAATTGTAATGCAGGGATTAGCATGCTGGGTGATACTTTGGATGATATTCGTCGTGTAGTAGCTTATTTGGAGTCAACAACATGACCGACCGATGGCCCATGCTCCAATATGTACCCATTCGCGGCGCTTGGGAGCGCGTGCAGTACCGCGCGCTGCGATCTTCGCGTAAAGCGATGCAGCGAGTTTTTCGACAGCGCGGTCTCATAGACTTCGCTGAGCGCATGGAGCAGCTGCGCAAGAATCCACGTTTAAACGGCGCCGAGAAGCGCCTTGTGTTTGAAGGCATCCTCAATGACTATGCCAAGTTTGTTACCGAGCAACAGGCGCCGAAGACCGACGGAGAAACCCCTGATTCGAAAGATGGTGGGGAATCCGCCGCTGTGGATCTGCAGAGTGGGGCGTCAGAAGTCAAAGACGGGTCACGGGAAGACGCCGCAGTTGGCGTACCAGAGCTGGCAGGAGGAAGTAGGGGCGTGGCAGAGTGAAGTTTTGCTTCCTTGACACTGAGACCCGATCCCGCACCGACATCGGTCTGGGTAACGATTTATACTGTCGTGCCGCACAGTGTCTGATCGTGACTTACGCCTATAGTATCAAGAGCGCCACGGGCGCGTGGCATGATCTGCCGACACAAATTTGGGAGCCGTGGTGCGAGCCCGCCATACCCAAAGATTTGCAGGACTTGATTGACGATCCGGAAGTCATCTTCGTAGCGCATAACGCGGTGTTCGACCGCTTCATCCTGCTTCGCGCCCTGGGAATCAGGATCCCAATTCATCGCTGGATGTGTACGCGCGCGATGGCCTACTCGGCTGGTCTTCCTGGCTCGCTTGAAACACTTGGGATTGTGCTAGGATTGCCTGAAGATCAGCAAAAACTGATCGACGACAAGAAGTTGATTGATACGTTCTGTGTCCCGCAAGGTACGGGTCGCTTTATTGAACCTGGAGATGCCCCAAATGAATGGCAGCGTTTTAGATTGTACGCGATTCGGGATACCGATGCGCTCCGTGAGATCTTCAAACGACTACCCACGTGCAACTACACCGGACTCAATCTCCGCTTGTGGCACCTCGACCAACTCATTAACGAGCGAGGATTTCAGTTTGATGCTAAGCTCGCTCAAGCAGCGGTTACCTTCCTTTCTAGCGCGAAGGTTACCAGTGACGCAAACGTTAAGAGTCTTACTGACTCCGAAGTTCATGCGGCGACTCAACGCAATCGGCTCCTGAGATACTTGCAGGAGAAGTTGAACATAAACATAGAATCATTACGCGCGGCAGAAGTCCGCGATTGGCTAGAACATGACGACCTTGACCCTATCGTGCGGCTGCTGCTTGAGCAACGTCTCGAAGCCGCTAAATCTTCGGGCTCTAAGTATACGCGCGGACTGCGCATGCTTGGCCCTGGAGATCGCATGCGAAACACCATTCAGTTTAACGGTGCCGGACGTACTGGCCGCCATTCCGGCCGAGGATTCCAGCCTCATAACATGGCACGCCCCGTGCTCACAGTGCGCCGCGAATCGGGACGTATTGAGCTTTCTCCAGTTAAAGCGACCTACATAGATGATGTCATACTACCGGGAATATATAGCGGCGCGGCGCTCTGCAACCCGCTAGTGTTTGGCGGTCCTAATGAGGCCTGCGCTTTGGCACTTCGCCATGTTATCACGGCTGCACCCGGCAACGAGCTTGTCGTCGCCGACTTCCGAAACATCGAGTCGGTAATCACGGCGTGGATTTCGGACCAAGCTGATGAGCTGGCCGCGTTCGCCGACGCATTCGCTAACCCAAAGGATAAAACGAAAGATGTCTACCGCATCCAATGGTCGCAATTCTTCGGTACGCCGGTCCTTGAAGTTAACGACACAGAACGGCAAGGCGGCAAGGTTAGCAAGCTCGCGTTTGGCTTTGGCGGGGGAGTTGGAGCGCTCGTTACGATGGCAGCGGGATACCAAATGGATCTGGCGCCTCTTGCAGACATCATCCTTCCTCGCGCCACGGCCGAGCAGAAAGCCAAAGCCTATAAAGCGTGGCGCCGCGCGTTCTTACTCGGCGAAGACTACGAACTTGAGCCCAAAGTCTACCAGGCGTGCGACATCCTCAAGCAAATCTATAGAGCCACGAACGACAAGATCGATCAGATGCGACACGACGTCGACACCGCTATCAAGGAAGCAATCAGGGCGCCGAATCAGAAGGTTTTCAATGTCGCGCGTTGCAAGATCTGGAGTACGGGCGCGTTCCTGATCATTGAGCTGCCGAACGGCGACCGACTGCTGTACGCGCAGCCGAAGATTTGGATCGAGGAGCAGCCGAACCCCGAGGGAGAGAAGCCGTGGATCACAGAGACGGTCACATACGTGACGGCCAGGGGTCGGAGCTGGAGGCGAGAGCGGGCCTGGTCCGGGTTGTTTATAGAAAACGTAGTTCAGTCAATAGCCAATAGAGTTTTGCGCGCCGCGATGCTGCGAGTGCATGAGGATACACTGACGGTGCCGGCGGTGGCGGCGTATTTGAACACACTGCCGCCCGAGGCACGTACTGCCATTTGTCTCCACGTGCACGATGAGATCGCGCTCGACGTCCCGGTTGGATCGTACTCGAAAGAGCGGCTGATGGAGGTCGCTTGCAGGCCGGAGCCTTGGATGGCCGGGCTGCCGATGGCGGCAGACGGTTGGATCAACTTCAGATACGGAAAGAGGTGATGAATGGACAAGACTGACTTCGACGCAAAGGCGAAATTCCTGGCGACGCTACCGCAGGAAGAGAACGTTCTGCCGCGTACGCTGGTGATCAAGCCGCTGGTGTACAAACAGCCGGCGCCGGCAACCGACCTGATGTTCAGCGGTGTGTACGGCGGTCAGGATGGTGATATTTGGACCGCGACGTTCTATGACAACAATGAAGCTCAAGCCTTCATCATTGGCAGTAATCATTTCGGGCGTCCAGTCAAAGGCGTCAAGGTGACGCTCTCGCCAGATGAAAAACCCGCTGAATACGTGGCGCCAAAGAACGCTGACGGCGAGACGATACACTAATGGCTCAACGCGAATATAAGGTTGAAGACTATCTAGTCGAGCGCGTGGGGTTAATGGGCGGCGCGTGTGAGAAATACACGAACCCAGGACATCGCGGTGATCCAGATAGGTTGCTATCCTTTCCCTGCAGATATCATTGCTTGGTTGAGACGAAATGGGCGCAGAGAGTAAAACCTATGGGGCATCAGCTTCGAAGGCATGATTTCTGGCGCCTAAGAGGCATGGACGTCTATGTTGTCGGCTCAGAAGGTGAAGTGGACGTACTACTGCAACACCTCCATGTTCATCACAACGTTCCGTTTGATCCATGATTGAGCATTTCGAACCGCGCCCCTGGGGCAGGATCGCAACTAAGTTCCTGATCGATAACCCACGCGCTATGCTGGTGGCTGACCCTGGGCTCGGGAAAACCAGCATGACATTGTCGGCTCTGGATCTTTTGAAGATGGGGGGCTCGTCGTACTTCCCAGCGCTGGTGCTCGCACCGAAGCGTGTGGCAGATGTGGTGTGGACCGGCGAACGCGACAAGTTTGACGCGTTCCAGGGCATGAGCATCGTGAAGGTGATGGGCGAACGCGACCAGCGAGTCGCAGCGCTGCGGAAGTCGATTGCAGACATCTACGTCATCAACTACGACAACATTCCGTGGCTGGTGCAACAGTTCGGGGGCGATAAATGGCCGTTCAAGATAGTGGCAGCGGACGAGAGTTCGAAGCTCAAAGGTCACCGGATGAACAAGGGCGGCGTGCGTGCGAACGCATTGTCACAGATAGCGCGCTTTACCGGGCGATGGTGGAACCTCACTGGCACACCTTGTCCGAACGGGCTGCAAGATCTGTGGGGCCAGATGTGGTTCGTGGACTTTGGCGAACGCTTGAAGCGGACCTATTCCGCCTATCTAGAGGCGTACTTCATGGAGAATCAGTACACCCGAAAGATAGTGACACAGCATGGATGCGACGAACTGATTCACAACCTGGTGGCGGACCGGATGCTTGTGCTGCGTGCCGAAGATTGGTTGGACATTCAGAAACCGCAGGAGATTCCAATCGAGGTTCAGCTCTCGCCCGAAGCATACGCCCAGTACCGGGGGATGGAAAAGAACTACTTTCTGTCGATTAGCGATCACGAGATAGAAGCCGGCACAGCGATGGTGAAGTCCACGAAACTTCTGCAGATGGCTAGTGGCGGCATCTACGACACGAAGACTGAGACCGAGCACTGGATACATGACGCGAAGATCGAGGCACTGGAAGACATCGTCGAGCAGATAGGCAACGAGCCGCTGTTGGTCTCGTACTGGTGGAAGTTTGATATACCAAAGATCCTGAAGGCGTTCCCACAGGCGCGCGTCTACAACGGGCAGAAGGAAGAGGATGAATGGAACGCGGGCAAGATCAAGATGCTGCTACTGCACGAGCAGTCTGCATTCGGATTAAACCTACATGGACCATGCCGCAATCTCTGTTTCTACAGCTATTTCTGGAACGCGGAATTGTGGACACAGATGATCAATCGCATCGGCCCTACGCGTCAGGCGCAGGCGGGATTTAAACGCGTCGTGCGAGTGTGGAGCATACGCACGGTGGGTACTATAGAGGCCGACGTTGTAGAGAGTAACGAAGGTAAGATTTCAATTGAAGGGGCCTTAAAAAGGGCGCGAGCCCGCAGGAGACTACTGAATGAGTCCTAGTGAAAGCAAACGAATTCTAGTGATCCCTGACACCCAATGCCGTCCCGGCGTTCCACTTGAACACTTGGATTGGTTAGGTCAGGCAATTGTTGACTACAGGCCGGACATCGTCGTACACATTGGCGACCATTTCGACATGCCGAGTCTGTCCAAATACGAGTCTCCCGGTTCAGCATACATGGAAGGGAAACGTATTCTGAACGACATAGCCACGGGCAACGAAGGATTCGCACGACTCAACGCACCCATGGCTGCCGAGATCGCACGACGCCGCGAGAAGCATCGCAAACGCTGGGAGCCGCGTCGCGTGTTCCTGATGGGCAACCACGAGAACAGGATAGTACGCGCCGTACACGAAGAACCTAAACTCGACGGGCTATTGTCCCTGGACATGCTGAAGGTGCCCGAAGGGTGGGAAACTCACCCGTTTCTGGAAATTGTCGAGATCGAAGGCATCCTTTTTAGCCATTACTTCTCCAACACGCAGAGCGGCAAGGCTATCGGCGGCAGCATCGATAACCGGCTGAACCGGATAGGGCGCTCGTTCGTGATGGGGCATCAGCAGGGTCTGCTCTACGGGATTCGGCAATTTCCTGGAAGCTTGATGCGTCACGGGCTGGTGTGCGGCAGCTTCTATCAACACGATGAGCACTATCGCGACGCCCAATCTAACGGAGAATGGAGGGGTATAGTAGTTTTGAACGAAGTGCGAGATGAAGGCTACGACATCATGCCTCTCAGCATGAACTACCTACGAAGGAGATACAGCTAATGCCATACATCAAACAAGATGACAGAGCGCGCGTGCTGCGGGATGGTCCGCGCACGCCGGGCGAACTGAATTTCTTGATCAGCTTCCACGCGAATCAGATGTTGCGGATGGTGACGCACGGTAAGCCGCCTAGCTACCACGAGCGCAGCGCGATCCGCGCCGCAATCACAGACGCGTCGGACGAATTCTATCGTCGCAAAATGGCTGACTACGAAGACGGTGCCAAGCACCGAAACGGAGACTGCTATGACCCTGAATAAAGACCTGGTTTGGTATTGCGCCGGCCCGATGACGGGCTACGCACGCTTCAACTACCCGATGTTCCGAGCCGCCGCAGAATATATGCGCGGGCTCGGGCTCACAGTCATCTCGCCAACAGAACTGGACAGCGAGTTGATGCAGCAGGTGGCTTGGGATTCGCCGGATGGCGATGCGTCCACGTTGACGAAGGCGACCGGCGAGACCTGGGGCGACGTGCTCGCGCGCGACGTGAAGGTCATCTCTGATACGCTGGGCGGCATCGTCGTGCTGCCGGATTGGTTTAAGTCTCGTGGCGCGCGCCTAGAAGTGTTCGTGGGCCTGCTGACTGGCAAAGAATTCGGCGCGTTCTACTTCAATCACGCGAATGACCCGGTGCTCGAAGTGGCGCCCGTCGGGTGGATTCGCAAAGTGATGCGAGAGCACATTCCGTGATTTCACTGGTGGTAGTAAAGGCCGCGCTGAACGTGGTCATCGCCTGTACGCTGCGTAAGGATCCGCCTTACGCGGCATTTTTTCTGTGCCTGGCGCTCGCAGATTGCGCTAGTATCTGGGTGCTAGTCACCCGAGGATGTAAATTATGAGTAGTATCTATGGCGGTGATCCTGCCGAGCGAAAGATGCTCCGTGTATTCACAGTGCTCTGTCACTACTTCCCAAAGGCTATGCGCGAAGTCACACGCGTTTGTGTTGCCGGAAACGCGCAGCACAATCCTGGCGAGCCGCTTCACTGGGTTCGGGGCAAAAGCATGGATCAGATGAACGCATTGTTTCACCACATGATGGATCACGAGATGGGGGAAGTGTTTGATCAGACCGATCCGCCAGAGATTTTGGCGGCGGTAGGTGGCAAGCCGCTTTACTCGATGGCAAAGGGTGCCTGGCGGGCGCTCGCGGAGTTGGAGCTAACCATTGAGCGCGAGGAAGAGAAGGATACTGCTGAACCGCACCGTAATCCTGATTGCCGCAGCGGTGTATTGGATTGTGACGTGCAAGGTGTACACGAGCATAGGGGTGGTGTTTTTCCTTGGAACGTAGACCCTGCACAACCGCTACCTGAGAACGTCTGCCGCGTCATTGATTTGAAGGATTAGCCATGTTTGACAAACTGTTTGAGATCATCCAGGCGATCTTCACGTCCCTACTGCCGTTCGTGGTGCTGCAACCGTTCGAGGAAGGGTGCCTCTGCCGTCTAGGGGTGTTTAAACGGGTGCTGAAGTCCGGCTTCCACTGGTGCATCCCGCTCGGCGTCGACGTCGTATGGCATGAGCACACGACGCCGACGACCGCGCATTTGCATGGGTTATCAACTACCACGAAAGATGGAAAAAGTGTCGGGTTCGATGCAATCGTGACCTATCAGATCAACGACATTCAGAAAGCTCTATTGGGCGTGACGACAGTGCGAGATGCAATCACAGACGTCTGCATGGGTATTATAGGT